AAGGAGATTCTAGTAGAGAGAAAGTATCAGGATCTGCTGGTTATTTTTTCTGGGAATCTAAGAGAGGATATAATTTCTTTGCTGTAGATGATTTGTTGACAGAGAACGAAGAAAACACTTGGGGTCCTTATGTAGAGAAACCAGCAAATCAAAGTGATGGTGCAGATGATAGATTAACAATTTCTCAAGCGACATTCTCTTCTGAGGTTGATGTTATGACATCAATGAGGAAAGGAAAATATTCTAGTCTAATTGTATTCTTCAATCATTCCACAGGACAATACTCTGAATATGATTACAGTCTTCAAGATGCATATGAGGATATGAAGCATCTTGGAGCACAGAACACACCATCATTAATTGATTTTGGTGGTAAAACTATTGCAGATTACCCTACAAGAATTGTATCTACTTTATTGGACCATGAATCATGGTACAATGACCCAGGAATTGCATCTTATGAAGAATCAGATGGAGCAGAAGAACCCAGTGAATATTGTGATTTTCATAAGCATTTTGCAGCACAAGCATTGATGAGATATGAATTGTTAAAAACACAAATGGCAACTATTGTTGTTCCTGGAAACTCTGAAATTTGTGCAGGTGATAAGATCAACATTAAATTGATTAATAAAGCACCTGCAGAAAGAACAAAAGATGAAACTTTTGACCCAGAAAGCAGTGGAATTTATTTGATTGAAGAAGTCACTCATACATATGACAGCACCAAGTCCACTAACGGAAGGTTTACGACAACCTTAAGATTAATGCGAGATTCGTATGGTGATGTAGAATCAAATCACGGCACTAAATAATCACAGGAGGTAATTACCTATGGAAAGCATCGAAAAGCATATCGAGAAGGATAAAGAGATTCTCCAAAATCCTTTGACATCACCACAGCAGCGTCGTCATATTGAGGGCGAACTGCACGATCTAGAAGAATGGGTAGAGCATCATAAAGAAGAGATTGAGGCAGGAGATCATCACGATCCAACACCACTCGAACTATATTGTGATCAAGAACCAGGCGCACCAGAGTGTAAGTTGCATGATAATTAATTAGGTTATGGATCAGTTAGTATCAAACATAATCCCAACACATAGAATCGGCAATGACGGTTTTAATTGGTGGGTAGGTCAAATTGAAGGAACCGCCGCTGACGAATCAAATAACAAAGGTGGTTATAGATTTAAGGTGCGAATTGTTGGGGATCATCCTGGTGATCCTGAACTAGTTGGCACTGAAGACCTGCCATGGGCAAGTGTTATGATGCCTGTAACTGTTCCATTTATTCCTGGTAATGGTGGTGGAGCACATCCACAATTAGAAGTTGGATGTTGGGTTATCGGTTTCTACATGGATACCGAAAAACAGAAACCCATTATCATGGGTTCCATAGGTCAGACCCCAGGTGCTACAAAAGTATTCACAGAAAGAACACCTGATACTCCACCCTTTACCACTGCAATTCCACAGATCAACGCACAAGCGGATGGTCCACCAATTCAAAAAGACGAAGGTGGAAACTCCACTGGAAAAAACACAGCGACTGGTGGACTGTCTGACGGAACTGAGGATGGAGATGGAAACTCTAGAGTTAACATTCCTCCAAAGAAAGTACAACCACTAAAGAATGAGAATGCTGCATCAGAGGACTGGTGTCAGTCTAAAGCAGAGAAGTGTGATGAAGATGACATGATGTCCCAGATGACTGGCATCATGGGAGAGTTCTTAGCAGCAGTCCAAAATAACGGTGGCAATATTGGCACATATGTTGTCAATGAAGCAACTGGTGGACTCATGGACGGCGTTAACATGGCAAGAGGTTATGTTAACAAAGCAATGAGAGTCGTCAGTGAGTTTGTTGCTAGAGTAAAAGGATTTATTATTGAGAAACTGCAGAATGCGGTAAAAGATCTAATCAACGCTCTACTAAGACCATCCGAAGATGGCAACTCATTGACTCCAGTAACAGAATTTTTCAACAACCTGCTAAAGAACTTAGGATGTTCGATGGCAGATCTTGGTGATCGCCTCGGTCAGTTCTTGACAGATCTACTGATGAGTTATGTACAGCAGATTTATAAGTCTGTTGCTTGTCAGATTGATGCTCTAGTTAATGGCATCATGTCCAAGATCAACTCTCTAATGAATGAAGTTCTTGGAGCTGTTCTAGGACCAATTAGTGATATCCTAGGAGCAATTGCTGGACCACTTAATATTCTTGGTGGAGCAATTAACTATGTTCTAAACTTACTTGGTATTTCATGTTCTGGACCAGACAGATCTTGTAGTAAGAAAAAGCAAGTCTGTACGAATGGTGGAGAAGAACTTGAAGACGAGGGAGATTTCCTTGACCAGTTGTTATCAGACATCGATAATCTATTCCCAGCAACTGGTGCTGATTACACTCAATATGTCTGTGATGATGCTTACAAAGGTAAGTCTTTACAGTTTACAACTATTGGATTCACTGGTGGTGTTCCTGCAACAGGTGGAACTACTGGTGATCTTCCTGAGGATGCAGAGCAAGACCCAGACAATAATGATGTAAAGCAGACAAAGAGAATTACATACACTATTGATGACACTACAGTAGAAGAAGGAGAGATTGCTACTTTCACTGTATCTAGAACTGGATATACAGAAGTATCATCTTCTGTCACATATAAAACATTAAAATATAGTGGATCTGCTACAGAAAATGCAGATTACCTTCCAGAAAGTGGAATTCTTGGATTTGCACCAGGAGAAACATCAAAGCAAATTCAAGTACGTACTTTGAATGATTCTGAGAGAGAACAAGATGAAGAGTTTAAACTCTTGATTAGAAAAAATACACCTATGAAGGGTAGTATTGTACAGACTAAGTTTATCAGAACTATTGGTACATGTACGATTACAGAAAAAAATCTAATTGAACCTTATGATCCATACACTGGTTCTAGTAAAAATCCTTCGTATGAAGCGAGTGAACTATTTCCACCAGACGATACTGCTCCTACAGATGATGATGGTGATGGAGATACTACAGGACCAGATTCAAATGATGGTCCATTCACTGATTCTGATGGTGATGGCAGAGATGACACCACAGACACCTTGATTACAAAAACTGTCACTATTGTTCCAGATAGAACTACGTGTCCAGAGGGAGAATTTATTGTATATTCTGTAACTACCACCAACTTTAGTAATGGTGAGATTCTATACTATACTTTATCTGGTAATGGAATTACATCGGAAGATATCATTGGTGGCAACTTAACTGGAAATATTGTTGTTAATGACAATCAATCTAGTATCACTGTTGGTATTGAAGATGATGGTGTTGTGGAAGATGCAGAGATTTTACGTTTAACTATCAATGGTACTGGAGCATTTGCTGATGTTGTAATCGTAGCAGCGGAAGAGATTGAAGACGAAGGTGATGGTGGAGGAATTCCAACAGATACTGTGGATTTTGTACCTCCAACTGTAGACCCAGGTGAAGTAATTACCGATCCAGCTGGTGGAATTATTGACATTCCAGTAAGCAATCCTGGATCTCCATGGGCAGAACCACCATACGTATTCATTACTGGAAATGGTATCGGAGCAACAGCAACTGCGCTGCTAGACAGAGATGGATATTTAACAGAGATTCGTATTAAGTCTTCTGGATTTGGATACAGGAAGAACTTAGCGTCAGATAACGACAAGCGTTGTATTATTGATGCATTCACTGTTATCAGACCAGGAATTGACTATACAGAACCACCAACAATCTATGTTAATGGAAGAACTGATGTAGCAGAAGCAATCATTAATGATGATGGTTTCTTGATTGGTGCAAGAGTCCTTGATAGAATCACGACATACGAAAAGTATCCAGAGATTCTAGTCATTGGCGGCAATGGATATGGTGCTAAACTATTGCCATCTCTAGCATGTCTAGATACAAATGCACTTGTCAAGGTCGGTTCTACTAAGATTGGAACTGGTCGCTACGTTGATTGCCCATAATGCCATTCCAACAACCTGCTAATACTTATCCAACGTCCATTGCAAAACCTACGACTCCTGATGAAAGTCAATCTTTATCAGAAAGTCCTAGGTTTAGAACGTGGTTCAAAGGAACTCTAACTAGATCTGAGATTTACGAGAGACTATTGCCTGACGGTGAGTCAGCAGCACTACGTATCGATGGTCCAGCGGATTCTACTATCGTACAGAATAATCTTGGACAAGTTAAAATTATTACAGGACAGAGAAACAAAGAACGTGGTCCTGGTAGTGGTAAACTGTGTATTCATAGTTGGGGATATCAAGCAAAGCATGAAGATAGATCTAATCTAGAGTTTAATGCTGGTGATGATGAAGAAGATCAAGCACTAAACTTACAATGTTATGGTGATTATGTTGAAAAGACAACTGGTGGCACCAGATATATTAGAGCACAGAAGATTGTCATCGAAGCATCGGAAGAATTACTACTGATCGGTAAAACACAGGTCAATATTCAGGCAGGAACGGGTGGCGGCGGTGCCATTATCATGAATGCAGGTAGTGTAGAGAAGACAGCAAGTCAGGATAAGGAAACTATTGTTGGTCAGAAACTAACGTTTGGTGTATCTGAAGACACTAAAGTCTCATTTGATCCTAGAGCATCTGCTAATATTGTATCTCCTGGACACATTAACTGGACTATTGCTGGTGATTATAAGCAATGGATTGGTGGTGTAGAGCAGCATATTGTTGCTGGATCTCCTATGAATATTCCGTTGATCAAAGCAAGAGATTCTACATATTCTGTTAAGACAACTATTGGTGGTCAGACCTATGATTCTACTGACTTCATTAGTGTCAAGGCAGGTCTTAACTACAACTTGACAGCAGGTGGTATTGCTAACCTAACAGCAGTAGGAGCAATGAACATCAAGGGTGCATTAATTTTACTTAACTGACTGTTAGGAAATCCTAATTGCAAACTGGCACAAGGGGGGTTGTTTTTTCCTTGCAACCCTGATAAATTGTATTCATGCGATGGGGGTCAACCTCATCCACCATCTGCGGGTAACCACTCCGCAAGTAAACTAAAACAAAGGTAAAACAAAAATGATCAAAACTGCTTTCGCTGCTGCCGCTGCAGCTGCTGCTTTCGCTGCTCC